TATTAGAATAGAACCTGAACCATCCAGCAGTACCTGTTGCAAGACCTGCATCTGACCATACAGTACTATTCTTCCCAATAACTCCAGCTACCGGCTCATCAAAGTTCAGCCCATTAGCTACCGCACCAGCCACAAAAGCACCAGATGCCTCAGATATCAGGAGCAGTAAGGTACCTGTCGGAGCAATATCTGCAGTCGCTGGCTGTGATCCTGTATAGATAGCCAGAACTCCGTAATCCATTACATCTCTAAAGCTCTGTGGGTATAAAGTTAACGTAACCTCTTCCCCTGCTGCATCACTAACCAGATCCACTTCAACAGTAACTACCATAGATCCTGCAGTCACATCTCCTACAACATAAAGCTGGTTATTAGCTGCTGTGCCTGTGAAGCCACTTACTTCCATTCGCTGCCCAGGACGAAAGCCTTCAATGAGGAACTGACTATCGCTATCAGTTAGTACTGGCGTATCAACTGCAGCAATCGTAGTAGCTACATAGGTTTCTCGTACTCCCATTAATTGTTGTCTTAGCAATGTGCTCAATCGTATAGTCATTACAAACCTCCTTTAAAAGGAAACAATATACTTCCCATCTCTAAGCAGACCAGCACCAACTCTTCCACCTGAAAAACTGATTTTAGTCTGACTGATATTCTTAAAGTCTCCACCTGGACTTCCAAGACAAATACCCTTTTGCGAAGCCCATATAAGTCCAATTCCTCCCATACTACCATCTCCTACCCTCGAAAAGTCAACCCTTGTTACAGTACCTTCAATAGCAGGATACTCTGCAACCTTTTCAAAAGTCATTTCATCAGGCTTACTTCCTCCAAGGAAATACTGTTCATCCTCAGTGCTCACGAATATTCCACCTTTAACAGCCCTCATCATTACAAGCCTTCCAGGCATTGGAACATAATTCCTTGCAAGATTAAACCAAGCATATGCAAACGGTTGCGAATACCACAGAACATCATCTTTAGCAATAAACATCCTTCCATTGTATAAATCTAAGAACTTGCCAATAGGAGGATCACTATATGTCTTAGTAGTAGCCGGGCCAACATAACTCGCTGCATTCCAAGCAGTATATACCCTATCAATTACAGTTCCCCTCTCATGACCGTTCAAGTAATAAATAGTATCTCCAAGTTTATAATAATCAACTTTAGCTCCAAAAGAAACTGTTCCTATAGCAGTCCAGGAGTAGTCAGGATTAAGGACACAAAGGTTAGTATCATCAACAAAGAGACAATAATTACCACAAGAAAATATACTATGACCTCCTTTTGCTAAGACAGACACAAATCCAGACCTTCTGCTAATCCTACCAGTCCTATCAATATTAACATTGGAAGCAGCAGACAGTTCCTTATCACCAATCCTAGCAGCATCATCCTTATCATTGAGTCCTGCAGTTTCCTTAACCATATCTACTACCTTACCCATTACTCACTCCAAGTACTGCTAATGTTATGCCTCCGAGTCTTCCCTATCCATTCCCTCAACTTTGTTATTCCAGAATGTTTATTATTCTCATCAAAAGACAGCCAAAACTGTGACTTCGTATTTACTTTCTGATCTTCCACATCATCCTCAATCTGGTCGTAAATTATCCATGCAGTCCCATGAACAAACAGATTCCTATGTAAGTGGCTTGGAAAATCAGTAGGAGATTCACTATCACCAGAAAGAGTTGTAGGGTTTCTGAAGTAAAGACAGGTAAGAGTTTCTTCAGCAGCAGGTATCTTCTGATACCAAAGGGTAGAGCCCTCCAATGCAACACCCTCCACTTCCCCAGCCTCAACCATTGTAGGATAATCATCCATTAACAAGGCAAGGTCAGGATAGATAGATATAGGGTTGCCATCAGAGTCTTTGACCCTCCGCAGTTTCCCAGAGAATCCTCCAGTAAGTCCTGTAAGAGCAACATACGCTTGTGCAAGTACTGTATCAACAGTACCAATTCTCTTCAGATGTGGAAGGTCAACCAGTGCTCCAGCATACAAAATACACTGATTTATATAATCATTTATAGACCCACTAAAGCTGGAGTCCTGAGTTATATTATTAATTTCTGTACTAATCTCTAGCCGATTCATAGTGCCTCCACCTCCAAAAGTTTGGAGTAAGGAGTAGTTGATCAGGCCAGGCAGCCATAAACTACTCCCTACCCAAACAATTAAGAAAAGTCAAAAAATGACTTTTTGTCTTACGTATTAGGCAAGACACTAATTAATGCATGAAGGCGAGCAGCTCCACCAGTAATTGTATCACTACTAGTAAGAATACCAACTATACAAATTACTGTGGCATCAACAGGAATAACAGAGTTATCTGTAGTATAGGCTCCTGAAGCCTTATCTGTTAAGAATGCACCTGTCCCCGCTGGATGAAATCCAGTTGCAATCATATCAGCTGCACCTGCAGTTGCTTCCCAGTACATATTGGGGTCAATCTCTGTACAAAGACCAGCAGTTGTAACAGCATCTGTTGCAAGAGAATAATTCCCCAATGTGAAAGCAATCGTTCCACCTGCAAAGACTGTATTCACCTCAAGAACAAGTTCATGCAAAAGAACCAAACCTCCTGTACCATACCCTGGGGACACTGATGGTGTAGCAGGGAAAGAGAAAAGCAATGCACCCTTATCATCACAAGCAAGGGTCATTATTCCTGAAGTAATCCAGTACGGAGTCTCCAGAACAGTCGTTCTCAGATCAGTTCGTCTGAGATCTACAATTGTCGCAGTTGTCATAGTAAAAACCTCCTAAAAAAGCATAAAAATTAGCGAATTATGGAGTAACTCATAAAAACTCTCCATACACCCGCAGTAAAGGTACCCGTGGTCGTAGCAGTCAAAATGCTATTACCAGCTGCAAAGTACCTACCTGGAAATGAGAGCATGTTATCCCTCTGTGCCCTTTTCATCCCAACCTCTTGAGGCTTGGCTATGTCATTAGACATGAAGCCTGAAGGTGCTGCAACTACACTACCATATGCTCCATAGCCAATAGTAATAGTACACGCAGCAGTACAAGCTGTAGTAACCTCAAGCCAAACATCATCTACAAAAGCAAGCTTTGGAATACGAATGATGTTGAAGGTGTCAGCGTTAGCATCAGTAGTTACGAATAACCCACTCATTGCCAGCTTATAATTATCAGCCAGCTTGTGACTAAATTTGTCAGTCATAACACCCTCCTATTAAGTTAATGCAGCTCCATAGCTTGATCCAGTTACAACGCTATAGTCCTCAGATTGATAAACAACCTTCTTAACCCCCCAGATGCCTCCACCACGGATCATCACAAAGCGTTTTGCATCTTTCTCATAAGGTACAAAGACCATTACCGTTCCTTTACTCTCACCAGCACCACCCCAGGCAAATGTAGCAGACTGACAACCAAGTAATACACTTCTGTACACATTGGTATAAGGTGATGTACATCTCTCAGACTTAGAAACGAGCATACCATTGTACTCAAACTCCACATGAGGAATTGCCAACTTACCAGCAGCCCTCTGCAGATCGCCCCACTGGCCCACATTCATGTTCTGACGCAAAGCATCAAAGACATAATTATGGAGTAGTACTCTAAAGTAAGGCTTTCCACCTTTCATAAGAGGCCGTACTTTAAACTCGTTAGTACCTGCTGTTGGCAGCTCAGCCCTCTGCTTCATCCTATCCAAGAAATGTAAGTCCAGAAGATCAGCAGAAGTAATACTTGCCTCAGCAGTATCATTTACTGTTAAATGTTTCGTTGGTGCTGTACATGCCTGAGCAAAAGTCTCACCAGCTATTGTGAAGGTAGTATCTCCACACAACGTTGCTATAATAGCATCAGAGAGCTTATCTACCCACCAATCTTGTAGACCGTTCTTCCCCTCCTGCATTAAATCCCAGGGAATTCTTTGCTCTTCCATTTTACCACCAGTATCAACCGCATGGTTGAGCTCCTCAATAGTCATGTCAAAGTCTTTGAAGATCAGTTTCTCTTCATTTCCTTCAACAGTCTTTCTTCCAACAATACCTTCACCAGTCAGTGGCAGGCGGATTCCAAAGGTTATTTTATCACCCTCGCCCTTCCCAAGCTCCGTTCTCATCTGCACTATTGCATCATCACCAGTACCTACTAGGTAGGAATACTCGATTGCAGGAAGAATAACCTTGAAAAGATCCTTCGCCCACTTCTTTCTAGTTAAGGCGTCATTAGTTGCAAGCTGCGTTTTCGGTGTTGTAGCCATCCTTAACCTCCTTAGTCAAGTTCGTTTTTCATATACTTATCATAAACATCTGTAGGGACAGTATGCAGTTGGTCTTCAGGCAGTGCATCAATCTTTGCTGCAGTCCATCCACTCTTTATACCACTATCCCCACCTAAATTACCAATACTTCCAGGAGCATTCACAATTTTTTTCCACTTTCCACTTTTATCCTCTTCCCCTTTATTACCTTCTCCAGCTTCAGCTTCAGCCTTAGCATTAGCATATGTTGGGTGATACTTCTTAATCAACCCATACATATAAGAATAAGGATTAGCTCTACTCCAGACATTAAGCTCTACCTCAAGCAATGCTTCATCAGGATTTCCACCTTTCTCATCAACTACTTTCGCTGCTATTACTTCAAAGATATCATCAAAGTTAGCTCTAGAGCAAACCTCCTTAACATCTGGATACTTACCTTCTGCCATTGTTTCAAGGAGAATATCAAGATTGGCACCTCGTGTAGCACCAACCTCACCTATTGCATTCTGCAGCTCCTCAATCTTACTTACTTTACCACCTTTTCCAGCCTTCCCCTCTCCCTCTTCTCCTTCCTCACCTTCCTCACTTCCCACAGACCTTTCACCAAACCTTGCAAGTTTAGCGCCCATCTGTACCATATCACGTTTAGAGGTGCGAAGCATCTGACGGAGACTTGACACTTCTTCCTTTAACAAATCAACTTCACTAGGCTTACCCTCATCAGCAGCCTTTGCAGCCTCTGCATCTTCAGCTGCAATCCTTATCGTAACTTCATCTGCAGTCTCAAGCCGAGTTACCCCATTTTCTTCAATCTCTAGAGGCTTTTGTCGTTCAGCTTCTGCAGCTTCTGCAGCCTTCTCCTCCTCAGTTTTCCCTTCACCAGCCTCAGCTACTTTTGCAGCTTCAGCCTTAGCTGCTGCTATTTCTTCCTCAGTCTTCCCCTCATCGTCATTTGCAGAGCCCTCAAGCGCTAATACTAATTTATCAGCATCTTGCGACTCCATAGCTTGTGTTCCCATAAATTACTCCTTACTAGTTTTAGGTTTATCCTTAATCTCAAGCTCTCTAAGCTTAAGCTCATACTCTCTATCAGCTTCCTCCTTCTTTGCAACTTGCATTGCTTCCCAATGATCTCTAACTCTTTGCTTAGCTGTAAATGGTATATCTACATAATCAAGTAT